ATTCGAATGAATTCTAACAAAAAGCTTGTTGCTTTTCGCCCTTATGGCTCATTTGCCTAGTGCATCTGAGTCGTGAGACGTAAGTCCCCCGCGCCAAGATATTAACATAATTTCTTATGTTAAGGAGGTATTAGAGAGGGGAAAGAGGGTTTAAATCTTTCCACAATCTCTAAAGACCTCCAACCACTGTACTCTTATCGAGGACCTGCTCCCCGGAGGTGAAATACCCTTCGGATAGAGAGGTTAGTGGTTCCTTCGTTTTGCATTGATCTTCAATTCGTCCTCTACAAATATGTATGATGAATGAAGTGAGTTTCTCCTAATCTAACCCCGAAAGGATAGGTAAACAAGTTATACTTGTGATTAGGACCTGTACTTAAACAGGAATTTTGATTAAGCAAGCTGTAAACAGCATTACCAATTTACTTTATGAATAACTTAAATAATCATAAATATAACTTGGCAGCTCAACCAAAAGTGAGTAAACTCAGAAATGACCTTAAAGCTCGTATTAATACGATCGAAAAGGTCATCAACGCGAAATTGAAGACCATTAATGGTCTGATCTTTAGAAATAAAGGTCGCGGACTAATTGGAGTAATACTTTGTATTATCCGAGGTGTCCGTCCTCGTTCATCCAAATCTGTTGTGAAACAGGTCTCTTTGTTCAGTTTTCGATGTTATCGAATAGCTAAACATAGTGGTTTAAAAGGTCTTGTTATTTATTTAAAGGCTTGTCAGGTAATCTTGCAACAGTGTGTTGCAGGGTACCGAGTTTTAGATTTGGCGGAATTAAAGTGTAGACCAGCTCGTAATAGGGCTGGAGTACCTTTAATTATACCCGCAGGCGTTAGAGTTAAAATATCTAGAGATAGAGATATCCCTAGTATTAGACTCTGGATGACTTTATTAGGTCTTTATCGGATTTTAGATTTCAAAGGGACTTTGTCTCTTGATACTATTACTGATAAAGGTCCTGATTTATCATCTTTTATTCCTGAATGAGAAGATTTTTTAGAAAATCATTTCAAACCTAATCTTTTAAAATTTGGTGCCTTTAAAGAGTTGTCTTCACCTCCTATCTTTCCTATTCTTAAATCAGGCCCAATAAGCCTGAAAGAAAAGGATGAGAGTGGAGAGTGAAGACCTACTCGTTTTACTAACAGTTCTGCCAGTTTATTAATTCTCGCAGCAAGATTCTGGGTTCGAAATGTTCCCGGTAACTTACTGCTAGATGCTTTAAACCGGTTCCTTCCCAATATTAAGGAGTCATCTACTTTTATCGCTCGGTTAAAAGCTATTGCTATGGCAAATCACGCAGGAATAGACAATTTTTATTTTAAGAATGTCAATTCCCTTTCCTTAGGTAAGCTTGGTTTTAAACCCGAGCCGGCCGGGAAAGTTCGTGTTTTTGCCATGGTAGATGCTTGAACTCAGTGATTAATGCACCCTCTCCATGAATGATTATTCCGTATATTACGGAATATTCCTCAGGATGGTACATTTGATCAGATGGCTCCTATTCTTCGATTACAATCTTTGTATGCGGATAAACCTAAGGGTTTATTTGCATCCATCGATCTAAGTGCTGCAACTGATCGTCTCCCTATATCTATTCAAGTATCTTTACTCAAGGTTTTACTTAAAGATGTCGTGCCAGATTCTCAACAATTTGCTGAGGCCTGACGTGATATCCTAGTAAACCGATCGTATAAAATACCTATTAGATTGGATCTGTCCAAAAAGATGATGAACATGTACCCTTATAAGGTACCAGGTAATACACCTGAGTCTGTTCATTATTCTGTTGGGCAGCCCATGGGGGCGTTATCATCATGAGCTATGTTGGCCCTTACTCACCATGCTATGATGCAATATGCATCATTTAAAGCCGGTGAAAAAGGTTGATATAACTCATACGCTGTACTCGGTGATGATGGGGTTATCAAAGGTGGTAATGCAAATTCACATTATTTAACTCTACTTAAGAGATTAGGGGTTAAGGCCGGATTAGCAAAATCTATTCTTTCTAAGAATAAATTTGTCATTGAGTTTGCAAAAAAATTTTTTGTAGACAAAACGACTGCTAATATGCTTCCTTTTAAAGAAAGCTTAGCGACCTTAACTTCAACTTCTCTGGTTGTAGAGTTTGTCCGAAAGTATGAATTATCTTTAAACGCTATTTTATCTTTTTTAGGGTATGGTTATAAAGTGAAAAGTAGAGTAATATCTACTCTATTATTCAAATTACCTACCCGCCTACGGGTGCTATTAGTATGGTTAAACCATCCTGATAGTCCTTTAGGTAAAGAAAGTTATAAAGAATGATTACTCCAAAAGTCTTGATCAGAAGGTTTTGTACCATCTGGTAAAGCGCTTCGGGAGATGATAAAGGTTGTTCAACGACTTAATGTCGCTAAAAACATCTCTATCTTTAAATCATTCCAGTTATATACTGACTCTTTGAAAAATTTAGATAAGCAATTAGATAGTAGATTCCCAATACCAGTAGTTGCTTTGACTTCTAGAATGGATAGGGTTTACAGGGCAAATTTACCTTGAAACGCTATCCTTTCTCCGGAGGTTACATCTGAAGACATCGATTTAGATGTTCTTATGAATGCTAACGATCTGGGTAATAGGAGTCAAACTTTCCGTCTTGAAGAGTTGAAATCCTTCAAGGTCGGTATTGATATTGAGGAAGTACTTGAGGATTTCCAATTGAGTTTGGAAGAGATTGGGGGGGAAGTCAATGGATTTCCTTCTGCGTCTCTTTCGCATCAATTGGAGGTTAATGTAAAGTATTACTTTGCTTTAGATGATCTCAAAGCTCGTATACCTGAAGAATTTTGGGAGGAAGTTAGAAGCGAGGAAAGACCTTTTAGGGATTTCTTGACAATCTATAAGTATTGACAAGAAGTTACTAAGCCACTATGATCAGAGTATTACAAAGCGGATCTATCTCTCCCTGAAAAGCGAGAGGTAAAACCCCTTGTAACTGACTCTGAGATAAAGAGTGAACGAGGTGATTCAGAAGGATTGGTCAACCATCAATCTTCCTCTGGGAGTTGATTAAACTTCCCGTGGGTAGATTTTCTAGTGATGGCGACTCTAACATTTTTAATGTTAGAGTTTTTAAACCAGAACTCTGCGGAGGGTATTGCTCCTTTCTTATACAATTCAATTGTAGAGGAAAGTGAGTTATTACCTCCCGTGGAGTTTGGTATTAAATCCACTGCTAATTATATAGCTTTGGGTCTAATATCATCTGGTTTATTGCTCATTACAGGATCTATTATCATGAGTTACTACCAAGGTCATCCGTGAGCTTGGTTAGGAATTTATGAAACTGAGATTCCTCAGTTGCCAGATATTACTATCCAAACTACAGGTCTCCAAGAAATTGGAGAATCTGTGATGGCTGGTAGTGTTATGGTAACAGGTCCCCTAAGTGCTAGTTCACTTAGTTTGGTCCAAATTCGTTTGGAAAACCAAGCTTTGTTGGACAACTTAGCGATCTCACCCATTGGAGATTTATGAATCTCTCCATGATAGGTTGATGGCACCAATTACTTCATCTACTGGTTAATAACAGTAGAAGAAAATTTTCGATGCGCATCTGAGCGCCAAGCTCTTAAGCAAATAAAC